GCATTTTCTCGCAGGTTATGAGCGAGTGTATCGAGGACCGTTTGGTGCCCGGCATGGGGCAGGCGTGGGTGCGCATCGAAACCGACGTTCAGGATAGCGAGGAAGTTGACACCGAGGGCAACCCAATTCCCCAGATTGTGCAGCAGAAGCTGATCGTCGAGCACGTGTTCTGGAAAGACTACATCTGGTCACCATGTCGGACATGGTCTGAGCGTCGTTGGACAGGTCGGAAGGTCTACATGGACCGCGACAGCCTCGTGAAGCGGTTTGGCGAGGAAATTGGAAACCAAATTCCACTGGATTACACTCCCAAGACACAGGCAACCGACCAGAACCAGCCCCAGAACGACATTCTGAGCAAAGCGATCGTTTATGAAATCTGGGATCGGCAGACCAAGCAGGTAATTTGGCTGTCGAAATCTTGGCCGACGCTGTTGGACAGCCGCGATGACCCACTAGGCATTGAATCGTTCGAACCGTCGCCTCGTCCAATGTTCGCGCTTACGACTACCTCTAGCAGTATCCCTGTTCCTGACTATTACATGATCCAGGATCAGTACCGGGAGATGGATCAGGTCAATAACCGTATCTCCCTGTTAGTCGAAGCCTGCAAGGTGGTTGGCGTATATGACCGCGCCAGCGAGGGCGTCCAGCGCATGATGATTGAAGGCGTGGATAACACGCTGATTCCTGTGGATAACTGGGCGATGTTCGCCGAGAAGGGCGGCATCAAAGGCCAAATCGACTGGCTTCCACTAGAGCAGGTCATTGCTGCCTTGGAGCGTCTGCGTCAGGCCCGCGATGATATCAAACAGCAGATTTACGAACTCACCGGCATAAGCGACATTGCTCGTGGTAGCACGAAGGCTAGCGAAACGCTTGGGGCTCAACAAATCAAAGCACAATTCGCTTCCATCCGCATACAGGAATTACAGGACAGTGTGGTAAATTTCGCATCATCTTTGTTCCGCATCAAAGCACAACTGTTGGCCCGCCATTTCGACCCCAAGCAAATCATCAAGCTGTCGAATGCTGAGCGCATCCCAGACGCGAAAATAAATCCACAGTTGATTATCGATGCCATCAAGCTTATTAAGGACGACACGGAGTTTTCCTGGCGCGTTACTGTTGATGCTGACTCGATGAAGATGGCCGATTATGCGCAGGAAAAGCAAGAGCGTAGCGAGTTTGTCACTTCAATCGCTACCTACTTACAATCGTCCGCCACCATGATCAAAGCCGAGCCCGCATCTGCTCCGCTTTTGGTTGAAATGCTTAAATATTCCGTGGCCGGCATGAAAGGGGCAAACGAGCTTGAAGGGGTAATAGATTCAACCATCGAGAAAATGGCAAAAGCGGTAGCAACTCCAAAGCCAGACCCCGAGCAGCAGAAAATGCAGCAGGAACAGGCCATGGAGCAACAGCGGTTCCAGCAGGAACAGCAGAAGGCTGCGATGGATGCTCAGGCCGCGCAGCAGAAGCAGGCTATGGAGCAACAGTCCATGCAGATGAAGCTAGACGCTCAACGCCAGGAAATGGCGATTACCGAGCGCATGAATCAGATGACTTTGATGTTTGAACGCCAGATGAACATGATGAAACTAATGTTCGAACAGAAAAAGCAAGACATTCAAATAGAAGCGGCCGAAGAAAAGGCCGAGGCAATGGAGCCGGAAAACCCCGGGGAGACTGAAAATGACTAGGAGTGTTTATGTTATCCGCGACGGCAAGGCTGTTGAAAAGCATTTGGCAGAGCCACTGGTTCAATCAGCTACTCGAATGGCTGACGGTCCTGCTGTTCTTGGCGATGCTCCTGAGTTTCGCTCTCCTATTGACGGTTCCATCGTTAGCGGTCGGCGAGGCATTCGTGAGCACTGCAAACGGCACGACGTTGTCCCAACGGAAGAATTAAAGGGACTTCCTAACAGACCGACCGTTGACCTCAACAGTCGGGAACATCGCGAGGCGCGTCGCGAGATCATTGCGCGTCAACTTTACAAGCGATAAGGAGAATTGAAATGGCAAAGGCACTTCGGGCAGTAATCGAATCAACCATCGAAAAGGAGCAGGTCAGCGCGGCTGAACCTATCGAGGAAACAGTTGCAACAGACTCTGAGGGCGAGGTAGAGCATGGAGCGGATGAACAGAATGAAACGGGTGCATTGGAAGAACGTCCCGAAACTCCCGACAGTGCTGGAGATACTGGAACTGCTGACGCCGGAGAGCCTGGAACTGAGAAGGCAGGCGTGGAACAAAACGCGGCAGCGACAAGCCCTTATGCAAAGCCCCCAGCAAGCTGGAAAGGCGACGCGAAGCAAGTCTGGGACGCCCTCCCCGAAAAAGCCCGCCGCGAAGTTGTCCGCCGCGAAAAACAAATCGATCGAACCCTGAACGAGACTGCCCAGATTCGCCAGAATTACGAGCAAGTGTCGCAGGTAGTACAGCAATTTGAGCCTCGTTTACGTGAGTGGAACGTTCCTGCAGCCACCGCTTTCCGCCAGTTTATGGACACAGATCGGGTATTGGCTCAAGGCGGAGTGAGCGCAGCACAGAAGATGGCCGACTTGATTAAAGCGTATAACATTGATTTCAGGGCTCTTGACGCTGCTTTAGTTGGTTCTGCTCCGCCCCGAGACATGGAAATGGAACAACGCATCCAACAGTTAGTCGACCAGCGCACCGCCCCTCTGCTCCAGCGCTACCAACAGGAAACAGAACACAACAGGCAGGCAGTCATTGAAACCATTCACTCGATGGAGAATAACCCAGAATACCCATATTTCGAAGAAGTTCGCGAGGAAATGGCCGATTTAATCGAGCTGAACGCTTCAAGAGGGGAAGCTATTTCTCTTGCTGATGCCTACAACCGAGTAACAGGGTATCGCGGATATGCGCGGCCTGCGCCGAACAGTCAAAAAACACAGCAAGCGATTAACGCTTCGCTCAGTGTTTCTGGCGCACCGGCAGCCGTGACAAATCAGGGGAACCCAGCCAACCTTCGCGCAACATTAGAAAAAGCGTTCGGCGGATAATGCGGCATTGGGGGGTACTTGACACGCCCCCCGCGCCGTGGTATCATAGAGTTTTCGGGGACATCGCGCCCCGTACGGGAAACCTAAAAGGTCATTCCTAGTAAATGCAAGCCTGCTCCCGCAGGCATCCAGAGCCAAGCGCCCACTGGAAGTTAAGGGAACCGTCTTTCATTCATTACTTAGGAGATTCATCATGCCGTTCCCCTCATCGATCAGCGACATCGTCGCAACCACCATTCAGTCGCGTACCGGCGTAATCGCTGACAACGTGACCAAAAACAATGCCCTCCTGGCCTACTTGGAAAAAGCCGGCAACATTAAGCGTTTCTCTGGCGGCAACACCATTATGGAAGAACTGTCGTTCGCTGAGAACGCCAACGCTTCCTGGTATTCCGGCTACGAAACTCTGCCGGTCGCCGCATCCGACGTGATCAGTTCTGCCGAGTACCAGATCAAGCAGTGCGCAGTGCCCGTCACCATTTCCGGCCTGGAGCAACTGCAGAACGCCGGCAAGGAGCAGATCATCGACCTGCTGGAAGGGCGCATCTCCGTTGCCGAGTCCACCATGGCCAACATGATCAGCGCTGGCCTGTACAGCGACGGCACCGGCTACGCCGGCAAGGAAATCACCGGACTCGCGGCTCAGGTTTCCCCGACTCCGACCAACGTAGTTGGCGGCATCGACCGTAATGCGCCAATCGGCGCGTTCTGGAAGAATCAGACCTTCGACGCGACCACGGACGGCGGCGCGGCAACGACCGCAGCCAACATCCAGCAGTACTTCAACACCCTTTGGGCCAAGTGCGTTCGCGGTAATGACCGTCCGAAGCTGATCATCGTGGACAACGCCTATTGGGGCATGTACATGGCGAGCCTGCAAGCCATCCAGCGTTTCTCGTCCAGCCAGGATGCAAATCTGGGCTTCGTGTCGGTGAAGTTCATGGACGCTGACGTGGTGTTGGACGGCGGCATCGGCGGCTTCAACACCTCCAAGACGGCCTACTTCCTCAACCCCAAGTACCTGAAGTACCGCCCCCACAGCGCCCGCAACATGGTTCCGCTGTCGCCCGGCAAGCGTTACTCGGTCAACCAGGATGCGGAAGTTCAGATTCTGGCGTGGGCTGGCAACCTGACCGCCTCTGGCCTGCAATTCCAGGGCGTCATGGTCGAGTAATTAATTGGCCCCCTTAATTGGGGGCCGATCCATTAGGAGAGCAATATGTCTGGAGTAGCAGGATCAAACATCGCCGACGCAGTAGCTGGCGGCATCCAATATCCGGGTGGTGGAGCAGTCGCCCCCACCGTCCCGGCCTTTCAACCTCCCATCGGCGGCAGCGTCCTCAACGACGAAACCCCCGGCGCGGACACCAACTACGTCGGCGTGAACGCCAACACGGCATACTCGAGCAACGTGCTTGCGGAGGACTTCGCGGCTGGATTTGAGGCTGCGGTTGCCACCACGCAGGGAACCGGTGCTTGGGTTCAGGCTGGCGCCGCTATCGCCTTCGATGGTGAAGTCTCAATCGTTGCTGGCGTCGCGAGCCCCGATGCATCCACCGGCACCCATGTCTGCAAGGTGACTGACGGCGTCGCGTCTGGTGAGTTCTTCTGGGCGCTGGAACTGTAAGTGTTCACCACTGACTCACAGGGTCGCATTTTTGTGACCACTGCCGCCCCGGACGCAAAC